GGTAAGATAGCATTTCCGCAGATTTCTGGACCAACTTTAGAATTAGTAGAAGATACAAATTTATTAATTAGATCAAACGCCAGTGATGGTAATGCCAATAATACTATCAGAATAGCAAACTACGTTCAAGGTGTTGCTAGTTACGGTTCTGACATTACCTTATTAAAAGATAGATTTACAATTGGTGTTAATGAGAATAAACTTTGGACCTTTGGTGCAGATGGTAGTTTAGAATTACCAGCTGGTGGTGATATTAAAAATAGTGCTGGCACTAGTGTATTAGGTGCTACATTAACATTACAGGCCAAGCCTACAACTAAAGAGGGGCAGGCTGGAGATTTAAAAGGTATGGTAGCTATTGACTCAATTGGCGGAGAATTTTATTATTGTATTGCCAACTACACAGACGGTACTGATCCTATTTGGGCTAAAGTAGCTGGTAGTACTGGTTGGATTTAACGGAGCGAATATGAAAACAACGGGCGTAAATTTATCAACAATTAATGTAGCAGGAATTTTTAATCCTAGTCTAATGGGCAAGTATCGCTGGCTACCGGATCCTCCTGATAGCAGAGATCATTTGTATCAACTTAACACAGCACTAACACTAGCACCAGTTGTCGACTTGAGAAATTACTGTAGTCCAGTTGAAGATCAAGGTAATATTGGTTCATGCACTGGTCAAGCAATCGCCGGACAAATTGAATTAATACAACGTAAAGTTAATCCTTCTAAAGGACGAGATGTCAGTCGTTTGTTTATCTATTACGAAGAACGTGTGCTAATTGGTGCAGTACGATACGACTCTGGTGCGTATATCCGTGATGGTATTAAAGTAGTGAATAAAAAAGGTGCTCCATTAGAAACATTATGGCCTTATGTTACTAACAAGTTTGCTACCAAACCTCCAAACGCCGCTTATACAGATGCTCTTAAACGCACAGTTACAGGTTACCAACGTTGTACAGATTTTAACGCAGTTAAGAACGCAGTGGCCGCAGGTAATCCAGTTACCATTGGATTTACAGTCTACGATAGTTTTGAAGGTGCTTGGGCAGATATTCCACACGGGCAAGCAGGTTCGGGTATGATGCCTTTCCCTAATGTATCTACAGAAGCACTATTGGGCGGACATGCAGTTTGTATTGTGGGCTATGACGATACTATGCCTGTAGCAGGTAAGGCCAACGGTCGGTTTATTGTACGTAACAGCTGGGGAACGTCATGGGGTGATAACGGTTATTTCTATATGCCCTACGATGTGATTAAAACTACAAGTATGAGCAGTGACTTTTGGCTAATCAGCACGGTTCGTAACCCTTGATAAATATACTATAAAGCAAGGAAATAACATGGCAAACGGATTTACAATACCAAACGAATTAAAAATAAATTTAGGCAAATATCCTAATGACGGCACCGGTGATGATTTATATACTGCTTTTGATAAAATTGTTAAAACATTTAACTTAATTAACTCAGAATTAGGTATTACAACTGCTGAAAATATTGGGTTGTCAGGAGTTGGTGTTTTTTCCGCAAAAGTTGATAATAAACTACAGTTTAAAAAATTAACAGGATCAAGCGGGATTACAATTACGAGTCTTACGGATACTATAGATATTGCCGGATTAGCCAGTGTTGAAGGTGATACGTCACCTAACTTGGGCGGAAATTTAAACTTAAATGGTTTTAATGTAATAGGTGCTGGTAATTTAGGTGTAACCGGCGATGTTCGTGCAACTGTTTGGGGTGTTGACATGAGAGATATAAACGATCAAGTGCAAACTTTGTATTCAAATACTGGGTTAGCTGATCTTGATTTAGGATCATTTGTAAGCCCAGCAAGCGGTGTTTGGGATTTAGGAACCTTTTAAGGTAGGAGTAAACCATGGCGGCATTGGCAGTATGGAACGAAAGATCAGGATATTCATTTGGGATTCACGAAGAAAGAAGCACACTAAATCTTAGTTTGCCGCTAGTTCCTAGTGCCCCTACTGCTATCTTCAAAGTAATTTCAGGAAAGCTGCCAGGTGGATTAAGGATTGAGGGTACTCATATTATAGGTACTCCGTATGAGGTTCCTCGAGACACAACATTTGAATTTTGCATCAGAGCAGAAAAAGACGGACAAATATCAGATAGAACATTTTTTATAACTATCGTTGGTCCCGATGAACCAGAATTTATTACACTTCCGGGTTCTCTTCCAATTAACCCTAATAACATACAATATTTTGTACTTGATTCAAGTTATGTCGATTTTCAAATTGAAGCGTATGACAGAGATATTGCGGCCGGACAACGATTAAGTTATTTTATTGCAGACGGCGACGGAGCACTTCCTCCGGGATTATCATTATCTCTCGATGGAAAGATTACTGGACTTGTAGAACCTGCTCTTGCCTTAAAGCCTGAAGACGGCGACGGCTCCTTTGACACTGGTTTATATGATACTGTTGCCTACGATTTTGGATCACCGCCTACAAACGGATACGATAGCTACATATATGATACTGTGTTTTTTGATTTTAGCATTCCATCGTCTAGACCTAAAAAACTAAATCGAAATTATGAGTTTATTATTTCTATAACTGACGGAGACGTCACACCGTCTCACACGTTAGTTCCCAACGGCATCGATTCATTAGGTAGACCAATTTATAAAACAGTATACAGATCTCAACGTAAGTTTTCAATATTTGTAGTCGGTGATGATTATTTCCGTTCAGACAACATATCATTGTTTGATAACAATGGATTGTTTACTGCAGATGCAACATATCTAAGAGCTCCAATTTGGTTAACAAAAAATAATTTAGGATTATATCGAGCCAATAATTACATTACTCTTATATTAGATACATACGATACCGAACAGGTAATATACGAGTTAAATGAAATTAATACAGATATTTCAGCTGTTACGTTGAGAAAAATATCTAGCGATAACTTATATAACGGTTATACTATTGCTATTAAAAATGCAAAATCAAAACCAACAGTTGGACAATGGTTAACATTTAATAATCTGTTTACTATAACCGATCCAATTACAGGTGAAAACTTAGTACCTGACTCGAGAAAATATCAAATTTCGTATGTTGCATCAACTACTCAAGATCCTAATTTAAAAGTAAACGAATATCGATTAACCGTGGTACAACCATTACAACTAACCATTCCCAATGGAACTACATTTTACATAGGCAATTTGTGTACAGTGCCCCCAGGATTAAATTTTGATCCAGCGTCTGGGGAATTGTATGGTATTGTTCCCTACCAACCTGCAATTACTAAAGATTACAAATTTACGGTAACTGCAACTAGATTTTCAGATAAAGGTGAATATGCTAGAAATCCTAGAGTATTTACAATTAGTATCATTGGCGAAGTTGATAGCGTTATGGGGTGGAACAGTCCTAGTAATTTAGGGGCTATTAATGCTAACTTTGTATGTACGTTAAAGATTGAAGCTACTAGTAGTATACCTGGTGCAACAATATTGTATACTAAGACTAGCGGACGTTTACCTCCAGGATTAAATTTAAATCTTGATGGTGAGATTATTGGAAAAGTAAATCAATTTTTTAATCCTCTGAATAATGCTATAGGATTAACTAGATTTTTTGACCAACCGCCGCAAACTGCTACAAAAACATTTACATCTTTTGATAATAATGAAACTACAGTTGATCGAGTTTACACCTTTACTGTACAAGCTAAAGATCAACTAGGTTATAGTGCAATATCTAAAACATTCTCAATTAAGGTAGAAACACCAAATGAAATAGTATATGGCAATTTAAGAACTAAACCTTTCTTGAAGCTTGATCAACGAGCTATGTGGAACGCATTTATTAAAGATTCTGCTATTTTTACTGCTGAAAGTATCTATAGACCAAATGATGCAAACTTTGGAGTGCAGTCTGATCTATCTATGTTAGTGTATGCCGGTATTGAAACTACTGAGGCGGCCGCATATGTAAGTGCCATGGGCTTAAATCACAAACGTAAGAGATTTCACTTTGGTAATGTAAAGAAAGCAACAGCAATAATACCCGGAACTAACACTCAAGTATACGAAGTTGTATATATTGAGATGGTTGACCCATTAGAACCAAATGGTAATAAATTACCAAGTAAGATAAGTTTAATGCCACAGACTACAAGCATTACTGTCGATCTTGGGAATAATATATGGGCGCCTGGTTTCCAAGTTAATAATCCAGTAACCGTAGATCAACAAACAAAACTAGACCAACTAAATCAACTAGGTGTTGGTATTAGACCTGACTACATTATTAACGATGATTCTTCCGGATATCAAGTATCTAACAACAAGCCCTCAAACTATTACCCTAATAGTATTAGCAACTGGCGAGAAAGACTAAAAGCTAGTTTTAGAATTGATCAACAAGGTAATCGAATTCCGCTAAATTTAGAAAGAAACTATTTACCGCTATGGATGCGTAGTATCCAGCCAGGCACTAAACAAGAACTAGATTTTCAATTAGCAGTTCCGCTATGTTATTGTAAAGTAGGCATGGCCGACGATGTTATTCTAAACATTAAATTTAGTGGGTTTGATTTCAAATTATTAGATTTTACAGCTGATCGTTACATAATAGATTTGATAGAGGACGAGTTAGGGGATAAATACCTTGTATTTAAAAATGATAGGATAACAGTATGAGCAATTTAAATTACGAAGAAATCGATGCAGAATATCCAATTGCTGGGCAAGATAACGATAGTCAAGGGTTTCGTGGAAATTTTGCCGCAATTAAGTCTTCTTTATTAACTGCGCAAGCAGATCTAACTGAATTACAAGTAAAATCTGTTTTAAAAGAAACCTTAGGTAACGATCCTGAGACAGCAGATAACGATTTGTTGGGTAGCAAAATTAAAAATGGATTATACAGCAACCTTAATGGGGTAGTTCCAGGCGAAGGAATAACTACGTTTGCGGGTAGTCAATATACTATACACTTTAGTGGCGTTTCAGAAAACTCAGGTGCATTACAGGTTTTTAAAATATCACAAGATTCATTGATTACATTTGCCAACTGGAGAACTGACCCAGTACAATTTACCAGTATGCGCATCCATTTGTTAAGCAATGGTGAGGACGAATGGAATGTACAATTTTCAAACAATGGCGGGAATGTGGCATTTGATCAAGCAAGTAGTATTATAGATCAAACTATTCCACTAGTTGGTTATACTCCTGTTGATGACGACCCAATTCATACAGTTGTTGATGTCTGGTCGTATGATGGTAACACTGTGTTCATGAAGATCATCGGTGACTACGCAGTACCAGAATAACATGCATCCATTAATTGGCGATTTATCCACTCTTAAAGATTCTGAGGTAGAGTCAAAATTAAATGATCTAACTCGGAAGTATTTTACAACTCATAATTTTGACGTACAAAGACAAATGAGTATGATCATTGACTCTTACAGAGAAGAATTGGCTGTAAGAAAACAAAAAGAATACGAAAAAATGATGCAAACTCGTAATAAAGATCTTGACAAACTTATCAATGTAAGTTAAAATATAGGCTATGCGCCTAGACAAGTATTCAAATCCTATATTCACAGAGTCTGATTTATTTGATGCCTTATATAAAGGATATCAATTTAATGTGTCAGATACAATGCTAGTTGAAAGAACAACGTCTGTAAAAGAGTTAGAAAATCAACTTGGCTTCAAATTCCTAGATCCGTACGAACCACACTTTGAAACTGCGGATTATGATTCTGCATGTCAGTCAAATTGGAACATGCCCGAAGAATACAAAACAATGGATATTGAATCATGGATATTAGAGCAATGTCCACCATGGGATCCAAACTACACTAGAACTAGGGAAGAACTGGAAGCATACAAAGCAAGAAACATGCTAGATTTGTTGCGCTGGTTAAAATACTTTGTAGATAATTGCTCAAAAAATAACATTGTTTGGGGGTTAGGACGTGGATCTAGTGTAGCAAGTTATGTACTATTCTTAATTGGTGTCCACAGTATAGACAGCATCAAATATAATTTAGACTGGCAGGAATTCCTGAGATAAGTAATAGTATAATCCTAGGAGATTAATTATGGCAATGAAAGAACAACAAAGAGCAGTTTATCGTACAATGAACGGTAAAGAAATTGATATGGGCAAATTAGTCCTACAAAACGAAATGACTGTAGCAGTGGGCAACGTAAAAGTTAATGCTCGCGGAGACGAATTGGGCCCAGGTGGCAAGATTATTCGTAAACGTGAAGACGTTATTGCACAACCTGTTGGTAACGGTGTTGTACAAGAAAAAACCGCTACAAGAAAAAATGTAGCTAGTATGGATCCGGAAGGCAACGAATGAACGTAGTAACAGGAAAAATTATACCAATCCGTGATAATGTCCTTATTACTGATATGAATTTTGATGAACAAAAAACTTCAGGAGGTATTGTTTTACGAAGCGATGATGGTAAAAATGAGGGCATTCGCCCACGATGGTGTCGTGTTTGGGCTATTGGGCCACAACAAAAAGACGTCACGGTTGGTGAATGGATTTTAGTCGAACACGGTCGATGGACTCGCGGAGTTAAAGTGCAAGACGAAAGCGGGAAAGAGTTTATCATTCGTAGAGTTGAAACTAAATCAATTATGATGAGTAGTGACGACTTGCCAACCGACTTTAGTGCAGGCGTACACACTACTCCGTCACATGGCTCGGCATTTAGTCCAGACGACTTTATGAAACGGTAAACTTTTCCGTTTGAGCAATAGGACTCTTGACGAGTCCTATTTTTTTCTATATAATAAGCAAAAGAGGATCTCAAATGTTTATATTGCATTTAATAATCACAAGCGTTGCTATATATTTTGCTCGTAAAGAATATAAAAATAATAGAATTGGTTGGGCAATGTTTTGGGCCGGGCTTGTTGGTTGGGATCTCCATACGCTAATTTACGTACTATAAGGAAACTATATGAGCACATTTGACGAAGCAGTTGAAGAAATTAAAAAAACAAAAGAGATTTTAGAAGGTGAAGTTAAAACCATCAAGCACCCAGATGCTAAAAAACATTTATATGTTAGTCTTGTAAAAAGCGGAATTAGAATTATAGCCGGTGGTTGTTTAATTAGTGGTAATTTTATATTTGCAGGTGTTGGATTTATTCTAGCAGAAGTATTGGGTATTGTAGAGGAATTGGTATGAAAGAACTTTGGGTAGAAAAATATCGCCCTAGCACAATTGACGGGTATGTCTTTCGAGACGCTCATCAAAAAAATCAAGTAGAAAGTTGGATTAAACAAGGCACTATCCCGCACTTGTTGTTTAGTGGTAACGCCGGTATTGGTAAAACTACCCTAGCAAAGATATTGTTTAATGAGTTAGATCTTAATCCGTTAGATGTATTAGAAATTAATGCGTCACGTACAAACTCAGTTGAAGA